ATTAAAAGAGAATTACCTTACGATCAATTAATACTTGAATACTATACGCCTGGAGAACCAAACAGTGGGTGGATACATTGTAGCTGGATACCGGACCAACCAAGAGCATCATTCTTACACGCTTATAAATCAGAGGGCAAAACTAAATATAAACCAATACTAGGTAAAGCAAAAGATTTAGTATGAAGAAATTAAATTTTAATTTTCATAATATAGATACAGTGGTAGGTCATTGCCATCAATGTGAAGAAGAATCTATTTTAGTTGCAATCGTAACAGAGTATTATAGATGCACAAACTGTGGGGCAGATACTAAACAACACGTTAATGGTAGTATAAGATATATACGACTTACAGATGAAGAAAAAAATTGGTTAAGGGAGCATGGCAAAACGTAAGTTTACAACTTTCATACCAAGACCAAAGCCCCGTAAACGTCCCCGACGTCATTCAAAATCATTAAATAAACATAAGAAAAGATCACATAAACCCTACCACCGTCAGGGTAGACCACAATAGGGGTTGACATTTCAGTATAGGATATTATATTAAATAGTATTATGAAAGGAGGAATACATGCACATCGACGAAGATGATTTAAAATTTAAAAAGAAAACTTCGCAAGCATCCCGGTATGGGGTGATGGGTTTATGTTTAGGTAAAAAACTTAAAGATGAATTAGATGAATATTGTGAAGATCGTGGAATTGTTAAAACAAAGTTAATTAAAGCTTTGCTTAAACAATATTTAAAAGATAAAAAAAATCCGTTTCTTAAAGACGAGTAATGGAATTAATAATCCTAAACGACGGAGTATATCAACTCATTCCAGTGACAAAGCAAATGTTACTGGATATGAAGTTGTATGTTACTGAGATAAATCTATTTGATCTTTGTGATATTTTAAGGTTGAAACTTACGACCTATGCTGATTACCCTATCAACGCTCATGTAATGAATGATGGTAGTGGTGACTTTTATGGTTGTATATGGAACTAGATGGTAGTTACTTTTTGACAATAAAATTTTATGTGAGCGTGGACTTTGTTTACTGTATCTGGACCCATCTCTGCTAATTTTTTAGATGATTCATTGTAGCCAAATTGTAAACACTCATACATTGTGTCGAATCTAGTTGGCCACTCAAATGGTTCTAAACAACTGTTGCTCATAGAAGAACACATAATTAAAACTAACACAAATTTCATTGACACTCCCTTGTAATTATAATAGGATATCCTATATTATGAGGAAAATAGAAAGGTTATAACAAATGACAGACTTTAGCAAATACAAAAACGTATCACTAGCTTTGGATACATATTCTAAGGTTGATAAGTTGAGAAAGGTTATAGTGCCAAACACTACACTATCCCGTGCTCAAACTATTAACATTTTAGTTAATGAAAAAATTTCAAAGATGAATGGTAAAATATCTAAGGCGAAAAATGGCAACTCTTGACGGTAAAGAAGACGGTAAAAAAATCTGTACCGTATGTAGAGGTAATGGCTTCGTAAGAGTGCCATACGAATTAGCGCAAGAAGAACAGTGGGCTGATTGTGAATTTTGCGACAACCAGGGAGAAGTAGACTATGATCGAGGATCGGGGACCTCTGGATCTAACTTACAAAATTGAACAGTTAGAAAAACAGAAAAAAATTTTACAGGATGCATGTAGAAGAGCAGGTAAAAAAATTAAAGAACTAGAAGACCATATGCGTTCTGTAAAAGTTAGAGTGGACCGTATTAAATATTGGATGACAGGTAAAAAATGAGTGTGAAATCCGCATTGATCAAAGCTTTGGAGGATAAGTACAATGCTCAGATATCTGAAGCTGACGCAACTATAAAAATTTATTTTGAGAATAGTGTTGGTATAGGTGAACACCCGCAGCACATTGATGAAGTAGATAAGTTAATTGAAAAAATTGCTAACGCTGAAGAGAAGTTAATTATCTTGAAAGAATTTTATAATGATAAGTGATGTCAACGCTGCATACATAGCAGGTCTATTTGATGGTGAGGGCCATATTCAATACAAACAATATATGAGGCAGAGAAGAAATAACGAGAAACCATACCCGACATGGTCTGTTAGAATGGAAGTATCGATGACCGATAAGTCTGTATTGTTATTGGTACATGATCTATTGGGTGTTGGAACTGTTACTAAAAGAAAAAATGGTAGGGGTTCTCTTGGTAAAAAACAACAATGGCGTTGGAGATGTCAGTTAAGGGATGCGTATTATGTTTGTTTACTATTACAACCTTATGCTCATGTAAAATTAGAAAAGATAAATAAAATAATTAAACATTATTCTGAACTAGGAACAGAAAAAATAAAAGCTAAAGTAATTGATATTGCTAACTATAAAATTAAACGACAGAGGATGAAATGACAATGTTTCATGGACTAGGTATGTTTATACTTGGTATGTTTGCTATTATTGTTGGTGGTATGATTGCTTGGTATATAATTAATAAGGTAGAAAAAAATGATGGAAGATAAAGATTTAGAAGAATATAATAAAAATAGCTGGACTCTTAAATGGAATAAACAATTCTCTTACCCAAAGAGTCAAAGAGAACTAGTCATGGGTCGAAGACACTACGCAGTAGATAATCAAAAGTTACCATCTGTAACAACTATAATATCACAGACTCAATCAAAAGAGAAGCAAGATTCATTGGCCAATTGGCGTGCTAAAGTAGGTGAGGCAGAAGCACAAAGGACCATGGACCAAGCAGCTGCCCGTGGAACAGCCATGCATACCCTTTTAGAACGCTATTTGTTGGGCCAAAACCATGCTGATTTAACGGATATAGGGCAAGAGGCTACCTCTATGGCCCAAAAGGTAATTGATGACGGTATAAGGGGCTCTCTGGACGAAGTATGGGGGTCTGAGGTTACAGTATGGTATCCAGATTTATACGCAGGTCAGACAGATGTGGTGGGTGTTTACAATGGACGCGAAAGCATAATAGACTTCAAGCAAACAAACAAGCCTAAACGTAGGGAGTGGGTAGAGGATTACTTTGTTCAATTAGCTGCCTATGCTATGGCTCATAACCATATATATCATACTAAGATACAATCTGGAGTGATTCTAATGTGCAGCAAAGATGGATACTTTCAAAAATTTGAGGTATCTGATGATGAATTTAGGCAATATATGTACAAATGGTTGGCCAAAGTTGGGCAATACCACACTGAAAAGTCTGTATAGACTTTTTCTCTAGAAATAAAAAAATAAATTTTTATTTTCAAAACCATGTTACAGCTCTATATATGTTACAATGTTAAATAAGTATTGATATAGGCTACTTATTTAAGACAAGATTGTAACATCACTATGTTACACGTGTTACAATACGCATATTTATTGACTTTTCAAATGTTACAATTTTTCCGGGGCGCGCGTATGGAAAAATATTTTTTGTAAAAATGTCTCTAGAGAAAAGTTCTATAGGGTGGTATATCAGGTTATGCCTAGGAAAAGAAGAAAAGCTGCCATCACTCAAACATCTCTTGATATACCTTATCCAAAGGTGCGAGTTGAATGGGTTGATTGTGTATCTGATAGTGGCTGGGCTACTGATAAAGAATTTGATAAGATGAAGTTAGCCATGCCTGTTAATGAAGGTTGGTTGTATTCCAAAGATAAGACTTCAATTAAAATGTTTGCAAGTTATGATAAGGATGATGACGGAATTACTTTTGGTGATCGGACGATGATTCCTCGGGCTTGGGTAAAGAAGATAACTCGTCTGTAATTATCTCTGCATCTTTGTCTATGATTGGTTGGTAGTGTTTCAAAGCTTCAACAACCTTTGCATCTATCTCTTCTTGCGATAAGCCTTCGTGTTTATGTAAATGTATTTGTTGGTTGTTGTAATATCCAGCAGCTTTTCCACGTGAAACTTCCATATTACCTGCTGCGGTCCAGGCTTTGTTTTCCCTAAACTCATCTCTAAGTTTACCTAACTCTACCATATGTCCATCAAAGCTTATGTCGTATTTCTTTAATAACTCTGATCTTCTCTTACCTATATACTCTACAACAAGTGGATACTTCTTTGGATTTTGTAGTTCTGAAGCTCTAACATAAGCAGACTCTTCATCATAACCAGCTAAGACTGCACACTCAGTCGCTGTCTTTCTACCTTCGTTAGCTATGATTAGATTAGCAAACTTTAATTGTTTCTCTGTTAATCTTTTTGGTACTCCCATGGTTGAAATATATAAAATATAGGATATATTGCAAGTAAGAATGAATGGAAAGTTATTAAGTCAAGTATTGGATAAGATGATGGTGTCACCCTCTGCACAAAATGCTAGGGTACAGATATGTTTACCTGACGGTAAATTTTATGATGTAACTTCTTTACAGTTGCTAGAAAATAAAATTATAGGTCACCGTGAAAGCCATAGATTAGTCTTCACAGTTAAGGCTGAGTCTTGGAGTATGGGTAAAGTTATAAAGAAGATTAGTGAATAATTTTGGACACCACTTACTCTGAAAATTACTTTAAAAAATGCCTAAGAATGAGTCTAAATTTTGGAAGCAAATCAAAGACTACAAATGTAAAATAAGCTGGACTAGGCTTGAGAATTCTGCTGCTCATGGCACACCAGATCTGTTGGGATACAACAAATATAATAAATTTTTTACTGTTGAATTAAAAGTAAGTTTGAGTAAGTTTCCGAGGCTATCACCACACCAAATATCGTTCCATATTAGGCATCCAAAGAACAGTTTCATCATGGTAAAATACCAGCCAAAGGCCCTTGAGCCTTCTGGCATAAAACTTTATGAAGGGACCGCGGTGCACGCGCTTGTGGGCGGGGCCCTCCCTATGCCTACGCCTGTGGCTTGTGGCCTTTCCGCATGTTGCTTGTTCCTTGAAAATTTAAAATAGGGATTAGTCCAGGGCAAGTTCGGGTAGCTTTCGCATCCTCGTGTTATCCTGGTTCCGCGATATAATTTTTCACGCAACTTAACTAATCCCAGATCCATCGTTGGACTAATCGCTAGCTAGAACGCCCACGATGGATCAGGGATCAGCAGGGCCCGAAGGCCCTACTCCCAATGAGATGACTCTGAATAATCTTCAGGGCCATGCTCACCTTCAAATACATGAGCTTGAAGTTTAGATTCCCAAGACCACTGACCTGAATTCTTTATCAGAATAGGTCTAAGACGGGCCATGGCTCGCTCAACCTTAGCCTCTGTGTTGAGGCCAACTTTGATGTCATGAATTTTGTGCCTGACCCAATAGGACCAACCACCTTCCTCATCACCCCCATGCTCACGGACTGCTTCATAAATTGATATATATTTCATGATCCTACAATATCCTAGATCCAAGGTTCTGTCAAATAAAAAAATAAAAAAACTTTCAACTAAAAAGTGATTGACACAAGATGTAGTGTGGCGTGCATGTGGGCGGGACCCTCCCTATGCCTGCTGCCTGTGGGTTGTGCTTGTGGGCGGGGCCCTCCCTATGAGTTGTGCTTGTGGGCGGGGCCCACCAAAAAAAATAAAAAACAAAAAAAGAATGGCCCTCTTGCGAGGGCCATTGG